CTCGACAACTACTTTGCGCAGCTCGAAGCGGGCTACTACGCGGGCCTGAACGAAGCCCCCGCGCAGATCTACGAAACGATCCAGGAGGCCAACGGCTCGGTCTCGCAGTTCCGCTATGACGGTGTGCTGATGACGCTGGCGGACGCAGGCAATCGCGCCGGCGACGCCACCATCAAGCAGTCCGTCAACTTCGTGGCTTCGCGCCGCATCAAGGTGTCCTGATGACCAACGTGACGATCACTCCCTCCGAACAGATCATCAAGGCCGCCGCGAAAGAGCTGGTGGTTGACGATGCACTCGGCCGCAAGATCACGCTGCGCAAACCGAGCCCGCTGGCGACTCTCGACTTTGCCAAGGCCGCGGGCGGCAGCGAGCTGAACATGCTGTACCTGGCCGAGGTCGCGCATCTGAAGTTCGTCTGCGCCATCGACGGTGAACCGGTGCCGACGCCTGCCTCGGAAGCCCAGTTGCGTGCGCTGTATCAACGCCTGGGCGAAGAGGGCAACGAAGCCGCGCAGCGCGGTGTGGCGGCCAGCTTCATCAACGTTGCCACGTCGGAGTCCGAGCTAAAAAACTCCTGACGAACGGCCCGTTTCACGAGGCGATGTGGCTCGTGCATAACGGTGTTCCGTTCGATGTGGCGTTTTCACTGGACGACACCATGCGGCAGGCGATGGCCATCAAATGCAGTGAATTCCACGGCGCGGAGTTCGACCTGAAGACGATGTCTTTCAAGGAGCGCGAATGAACCTTTCGTTAGCTGAGATGGCGCGTCGCCTGACCGAGTTGGAGGCGCGCGTGCCGCAAGCGTTGTCGCAGGGGCTGGACGCGGCCGCTGCGGCACTGGAGTTGGCAGCCAGCGCCAAGGCGGCGGAAAGCGCGGTGGCCGCCGGCCTCACGGATGCGGCGCTGGTGAATGCACTGCGCGATTCCATCGGCCGAGAGGTCAAGGGGTTGGAGGCGGCCATCGGCTCCAACGCCAACCTGGCCGTCGTTCTGGAGCTGGGCAGTGTGCAGACGCCACCGCATCCCTTTTTGGGTGCGGTGGCAAACGAGCGCGCCGAGGCTGTGCAACAGCGTGTGGGCGATGCGGTGACGGCGGTGCTGGAGGGCCGCCCATTGGCTTCCACCGCAAGCGCGCGCACGTGAGATCGGTGGCCTCAACAGACGAACAAGGATTCCTATGAGCCTCGATGCTTACAAGATCGGGATACAGATTGCGTTGGTGGACAACGTGTCGCGAGGGTTGTTGGCGATCGCCGCGCAGTTCGAATCCGTCAACAAGAGTGCGGAGAAGTTGGAGACCCGGCTGGAGAGGGTCAAGAAGCTCACCGAGTTCGGCAGCGGCCTGTTCAAGGCCGGCAACGAAGCCGCCCACATGTGGGACAAGCAAGCGGATGCTGCTTCGAAGTACCACGCAGTACTTGAACGGATCAGCCGTTTTGACGCCGGCGCTGCGGCGGCGAACGAGAAGTTCCTCAAAGGGCTCGACATCAAGGGCATGTCGCTCACGGATGTCGGACAGCTGTTTGGTGGAGCACAGACCATTCTGCAGAGTTCGACCCAGGCGCAGGACGTGACGAAACTGCTGGCCCAGGCGCGGACAGCCTTTGGCTCGGCAACCGGCGTCAAGGACGGCGCGCAACTCGACAGCATGGCGCTGACTGCGCTGAAGGTCGCGCAGATGCGCGACGGCGTGATCGGCAAAGACGGCAAGATCGATACGAAGAAGGTGGAAGAGACCTTCAATATGCTCGTCAATACGGCGCTGGCGAGCGGCGGTGGCGTGCTGCCCAAGGACTACCTGGAGGCCATGCAGGGCGGCAAGCTGTCCGGCGCACTGAAGCCGTCTGAGGCCGCGGTGTTTGGGCTGAAGCAGTTCATGCAGGCCAATGGTGGCTCGAAGGCTGGCGTTGAGGCCATGTCGGCGCTCCAAGGCTGGGTGGCAGGGAATATGCCCGCCACGGTCGCGCGTGAGCTTGAACGCGTCAAGCTGCTGGACCCGAAGGCTGTGCATCGCGACAAGGCTGGGCACATCACCGGTGTGGATGCAACCGGCATGACGGACGCGCGGGCCTTCACCGAGAATCCGCTTCAGTACGTGACGAGTGTGATCGTGCCGGCGCTGCAGAAGAGCGGATACAGCGGAGATGCGCTCAACACGAAGTTGGGCAACCTGCTCGGCATGAAGGACGAGAAAAACATCCTGGAGCAGCTTCAGCATGACAAGGAGCGGGCCGGGTTGTACCTCGCGAACGCCGGAAAAGGACTTGGCGCAGCAAAGCTCTACGAGAAAAACAACGAAGGGCTGGAAGGCAAGCTGAAGGACTACGAGGCCAAGAAGACGAACCTCAATATCGCGCTTGGCGAACATGTTTTGCCGTTAGCGATTTCGGGCTTGGAGAAGTTCAATGGCCTGATTGAGCGCATCACCCACCTTGCACAGGAGTTTCCGGGCACAACGAAGGCGATCATGGCGTTCGCCACGGGACTCGCTTTTCTGCACAAGGTCATCTCCACGCTGTCGGTGCCTGTGCCGGGCGGCGGTGTGAAGGGCAGCGGTGGTTTCGCACGCGGCGTGGCGCGTATTGCGAAATCGGCAGCCAGCGGCGCGGTTCGCCTGGGAGCTGGCGTGGGGCGGGCTGGCCTGTCTGTGCTTCGCGCTGGTGGTGGACTGGGCCGCGGTCTGCTGAGCGCTGCAGGAACGCTGATGGAATCGCCGCTTGCGTCGAAGGCGCTGGGAGTGCTGGGGCGGGGTAGCGGCCTTATCAGTGCGGCATACGGCGGCTACAAGCTCGGTGGCTACGTCAACGACAACGTCATCAGCCCATTGATGGAACGCGTCAGCGGGGTCAAGGGTGCGACGCTGGGCACGTTTCTGTATGACGTACTTCACGGAGACGCTGGCAAGAAATTGCCAGCCGCCAAGCCGGACTCCAGCCATGGCGCAAGCGCGCCCAGCACCGCCGTGAAGGTCGCCGAGCCCAAGCTCGTCTACCTCAAAGGCGATGTGACCATGGATGGCCGTACGGTCGCCCAGGTGGTCTGGAAGCAGATCGAAGGCCAACTGGCGCGGCCGCAGACTGGCTCCAGCAACTTCAATACCGGCATGAACCTCATGCCATCCGGACTCTGATCGACCATGCCCGACTTCGCTCTTAAACTCGGAGACTTCCAGTTCAAGGATCTGGAAGTCCCTGAAAGCATTCCCTTTGGCGGGACGCAGAAACTCGCCATGCACGACTTGGTGGGCGGCACGCGCGTGATCGATTCGATGGGAGCGTTCTGCGGCCCCGTCGAATGGTCCGGGTGGTTGCTCGGCAAGGATGCGTTGGCGCGTGCGCGGCAGTTGGACGATCTGCGCGAACGCGGCGCATCGTTGTTGCTGCAGTGGTCCGAGATTTACTACGCCGTCGTCATCCGTGACTTTCGTGCGGATTTTCAGCGCGCCTACAAGATCCCATACAAGATCACCTGCGAAGTGGCGAGCGATCTGTCGAAATTTGCAGGCAGTGATGCAGACCAGAGCATCGATGGCCAGATCAAGAGCGATGCCGCGGCCGTGACGGACATGGGTAGCGCGATTGGCGACGGCACGTTGTCTGGCCTGATTAATTCGGCCAACTCGGCGATCGATACCGTTGCGAGTTTTGCCAACGCAGCGCAGTCAACACTCAGCAACGTCCTGCAGCAAGTGACAGCGGTGCGTGATCGTGCTCAAGCGCTGATCGCATCGGCCAATACCACGCTGACAAAGGTGACGACGCTGGGCGGCATCCTGCCGAATAACCCGGTATCGCAGCAGGTGGAAAAGCTGGCTGGCCAGATGACGTCGGCATTGAACCTGCCGGTGCTGGTTCAGCTTGACCGTGTTGCCGGCCGCATGCAGAAGAACATCGAGTCCGTCTACAAGAGCGCCAAGCATGTGGTGACGGTTGGTGGCGATCTCATGAAGATGGCGGCCAAGGAATACAACGACGCGATGGCGTGGACGAGCCTGGCAAAGGCGAACCCGGATCTCATGTGGGACCCGCTTGTGCAAGGTGTGAAAAACCTGATCGTGCCACCCAACAACGACCATGCCGGCGGCTTGCCAAAACCCTAGCGAGCCGCTTTCATCAACAGACAGCCCCGCAACGCGGGGCTTTTTTCTTATGAGCCTGAACAAGCTACCCGTGATACCCGATGTGCGGCAGCCCCGCACCATCGTCAAAGTGGGCGGCGAACGTGTCGCCGCGTGTGTGAGCTGGTCGGTCCTGAGCAATTCGTACGAGCAGGCGGATACGTTCCAGGTCACGTTCGCAACAGCTGCCTTGCCGCCAGATCGCGATGCGAACTGGTTTTCCGGTCAGCCTGAATTGCTGGTCGAGATCTTCGCCGGCTTTCCGTTGAACCCCGTGCAGTACGACGAGGCCAACCTTGAAAGCCTCATCTATGGCCGTGTCGACACCGTCGAACTGGATCCGGTTTCGGCTCAACTCACGCTGAGCGGCCGCGATCTGACTGCGCTGTTTATCGATGAAAAGGTGACGTTGCAGTTTCAGAACATGACGGCATCGAAAGTGGCTGAAAAACTGGCGGCCGCACACGGCTTGCACGCCATCGGCCCGGAGACGAAGCGGCCGATCGGCAAGTCTTACGCGCACGACAACGTCAGCCTGACGGCGCAACGCACGGAGTGGGACCTTCTGGCCGCGTTGGCGCGTGAGGAGGACTTCCTCTGCGCGGTGAGTGGCAAGACGCTCTACTTCGGGCCTCGCTTGCAAGGGCCCGCGTTGCCCTACGAGTTGCGATGGACGATCGGGGAGAAAGGTAACCCGGCCGCCAACGTGTCGAGCTTGCAATTGTTGCGTGATCTGACGGTTGCCAAGGGCGTGACGGTGGAGGCGCGTTCCTGGAATGCGAAGCAAGGCAAGAAGTTCACGGCCCGCTACAGCAACGCGCCTGGCGGTGGCAAAGGTCAAAAGCCGACCCACACGGTCGAGCGCAACGGGCTCGACCAAGCCGGAGTCAAGCGCCTGGCCAGGCAGAAGTACGACGAAGTCGCACAGCACGAAATGAAGCTGCGCGCCCGCCTACCCGCAGACCATCTTTTGACGACCAACGACACGCTCCGCCTGACCGGCACCGGCACGAACTTCGATCAGGACTACCTCATCGACAGCGTCACACGCACCATGAGCCTGACCGATGGCTATGTGATGGAGGTGTCGGCCAAGAACATCAACAAGGACACGAGCCAATGATCCAACAGCTTCGCAACCAGATGGTGCTCGCCGCGATGATGGCGCAGTCGAATCGCGCAGAGAACCGCATGGGCATCGTTACGAGCTACGACCCGGGGACGGCC